AGGGCTTATCGTATCCAAAACCCGAGGAAAACAACGCTTCAATCTCGCCATGTAGCGTGCGTATCTTGCTCGATCTCGGCAATTGGACTCCGTCCATACCATTTCCGTTTGAAAACCCAGACGGACGAAACCATGTGAACATCGCAAAAGGTCACGAGGTTTTTCTGCGTTGCCATGTTTATACCGTTTTGTACCGAAACCGGAAAAGGTTTTTCAAACCGTCTGAAACGCCTTTGTTTCCAACGATTTTCGTCGGGCTGACAGGATTTGAACCTGCGACATTCTGTTATATTTGGTGGTTTTTAGGTTTGGTTTGACAGAATGTTTGGAGATTGAGAAACGTTGGTATTTCAACGCTTTTGCCATCCTGTAAGTTGTGACTGGTTATGACTGTATGGAACGCAACGTGACGGTCTTTGTATGCGGTTTGTATGCGGAATAAAGAAAAAGCCCCTCCCCCAGCAATGCTGAGAGAGGGGCGCGCGTTACATGAGGGTACGAAAATCACTCACGGTTAAGTGTTGGGCCTGAAACAGGTGCAACACTTATTTTTCGTTGGAACTGTCCGGCTTGGCCGCCGTGAGCTGGCTCACGCCGATCAGAGCGCCGACGAACAAGCCGACCGCGTTGATCGTGGTCACGATCTCACCGCAGTGCGGCAATCCCCACTGCGGGCCGACCGCGCCGACCAGCCACGCGACCGCAGGCAATGCGATCAACGCGAGCCACTTGAGCGCCTGATACGCCTTGTCCGGCAGCAGGTAGCCATTAGTATTGGATTCGCCCATTCCACACCTCCTTAAAATTCGAGGCCGGTCAGTGCAAGACCTGACCGGGATAAATCGTGTACGGGGCACGCAACCCGTTGCGTTGGGCCGCGGCCGGCCAGCCGGAACCGTAGATCTTCCACAGACTCTCGCCCGCGGTGACCACGTGCGGGGTGGTTACGACATGAGCACCGACACTGGAAGCGGTCGAACCGCCGTAGCAGACTTGCTGCCCAGGCCAGATGCGGTTGATGTTGCCGCTAGGCACGCTCCACGCGCTGGCCGGCGTGCGGCCGGTACGGCTGGCGATCGCTCCCATGGTGTCGCCGGAGCTGACCACGACGCAGTACGAGCCGGCATTGCCAGATGGCGTCGTGACGCCACTGCCGGACAGTCGCCGGTTAACTATGTCCATGACCGCCGCATAGTTGGATCCGAGCGCCTGTCGTCGTGCGGGATCGTTGCCGAAGTCGCCGCGGATGGTGCGCGTGGCCAGGGCATTCAGATCGACCTTCGGCGCGGTCGTGGGCTGTGGCGTCGGCCTGACGTTCGGCAGGCTCGCCGTGCCCTTGTCGTCGGGGTTCGCGTACTTGCGCCAAGCCGCACGGTCGCCGCGGAACCTGTTCAGGTCGAGGCGCCCGGACCAGCCGCTGAGGCTGCCGTTGCTCGTGTACTGGCGCATGACCTCGCCGCGCGCTCCGAGGTTCCACGGTGCGGTCTGGTATCCGGTGACCATGTTCGTGGCGTACTGTGCGATCCAGATGCCGCAGTTCAGCTCCGTCTCCATACCCGCGACCTGCCAATAGCCGGAGTCCATCGTGTAGATGATGGGGTTCACCCCGGTCAGACGCTTGACCTCCCGCGCCCAGCGGCGCGGCCACTGCTTGTCGCCCCAGGCCGTGTTGTCCTGCGCCTCCCAGTCGAGGATCAGCACGCTCCTGTGCACGTATCCGCGCACGTTGTCGACGAAGAACCGGGCTTCGGTCTCGGGGTTGCCGCCGCGCGCGTAATGGTAGACGCCGGTCTCCTTGCCGCTGTCGATGGCGCCGGCGAGCTGACGGTTAGCGTCGGTGTTAACGCCGTTGGACAGGCAACCACCGTACACACCGCCGGAACCCCATGTGGTGCCGACGATGACGAAATCGGCCGGCACGGTCGCGGTGTCGATGCCGCACTGCCAGTTCGAGATGTCGTACCCGTCCATGTCGGCCATCGCGGCCGGCGCGACCGCCATGGATATGGCGACCGCGAGCGCGGTCAGTAGCTTGCGCCATTGTCGGCGTGGATTCATGCGCTTGTGTTTCGGCTTGCCTTTGTTGAGGATGTTCAATTCCTCTCCTTTCCTTTGTCCGTACCGTCCGCCTTGTACGGACGGTGTGGAAATCTTTTGAATCTTTCAATCTGTGTTCGCGATATGCGCGTCACGTATGTCTTGGATCATCGAGGTTCCGGTTCCATTGCCGCCCAGACCGTGGTAAGCGGCATATATTCGTTCCGCGCTTTGCTTCAACGGAATGCTCGCAACACCACCTGCATCGACCATCTGACGGTACAGAGCCTCGAGTTTGCAGAACAACAGTTCCCTGACGCCCTCATGCAGTGGATCGTGACGTTGGTCGACCTTGCTCAGAATCCAGGTGACGAACACGCCGCTGCCTCCGCTGCCGATGATGGCGATAACGATTGCGACGATGGTTTCCTGGCTCATTGGGAATCCTTCCGAAAGGAAAATCCCACACGTGGCTACCGTTGGAAGCCGCGATAACCACGTGTGGGATTTTGGAGGTTGAAATGTTGTTGGGAACGTTTGTGAATGAGGTCTGGTGGCCCTCCTGCGGGAAGCTCCGCGAGTGCACGAGGGTGGGCTACGAGTCGGCCTACCGCTGCCACATCCAGCCGAAATGGGCTGACGTCGACATGGAGTCGATCACCGCGAACGACATCGAGGAGTGGCTCGGCTCGTTCAATCAGGCCGGCGCCGCGCGCAAGGCGTGGGCCGTGCTGCGGGCGATACTCCGACTCGCCTATCGCAAGGGAGTCACCGACAATGACGTGACACGTCGTGAAATCAGACTGCCGCACCTGCGGCGGTATGAGCCGCGCGTGCTCGACGCCAGACAGGTAAGACGGCTGCTCAAAGGCTTCTACGGTCACGCGTTGGAAGCCTGGTTATTGGTCTCCGTCTGCGCGGGACTGCGCCGATGCGAGTCCGTCGGCATTGAATGGGCCGACTTGGATTTACGCCGGGGAACCGTGACCGTCAAAAGGTCAGTGCAATGGGTCGCTGGACATGAAACGGTCACCGACCCGAAGACCGACCAGAGCCGACGGACGGTCGCACTACCACGGTTCGCAGTCAAACGGCTCGCGCAATTGCGCCACGGCAGAACCGGCAGGCTGGTCGGCGATCTGAACGCCAACCAGGTGGCAGCTCATTACACGTCATGGTGCCAACGCATGAAACTCCCCTGCGTGCCGCCAAGGAGCCTCAGGCACACCTTCGGCACTCTGGCAATCGCTGCGGGAGCCGATATCTCAGTGGTCGCACGACAACTCGGTCACAGCGACATCAAGACAACCGCCCGCTACTATCTCCGCCCCGATTTGTCCGTACTGAGAAGTCTGCAGCGGGCATGGGAAAGACTCATCATCGGAGCCGCGTAGCTTTCCGTAACCCAGACTTTGATTAAATCACAGTATGGCACCGTGACCGGCGTGAAGTCTGGCAAGATCGCGCAGATTAGCATCAACTGGAAAAGCGCGAGCACTGACTCGTGGGGCAGTGGACAGTTCGGTACAATTCCGGAGGGTTGGAGGCCTGCGGTCGTCACGCATGGCACGTGGTCGGGGCGTGATGGTGGCAGCCAGCGTGATTTCATTCTGGAAACGAATGGCAATTTCCGTTATGTCAATTGTGGCGCGGGGCAGAACAGCGGCACGTTCTCCGGGACGATGACCTACATTCTCGCCTGAATAGCTTTCCGTAACCCAGCCATGGAAACCTCCATGCACGAACAGCAGACTCACTCTATGTCGCGTCGGACGCATCGTCACGATCAACGGCAACGTCAAGTTCGACGGCAGTGGACAGCAGAACTACTCGACGGCGAATGAGACCATCCCAGAAGCGTTCCGTCCGCTCGCCGACCAGAGCATCATATCGTTCCCGTCCTGCGGTTTCAGCCTGCTTGTCATGCGTGATGGGAAGGTGCAGATGCTTGGCGACCCGAAATTCGCTTACTCCACGGCGCACGGCTGTTGGATGGCACTGCAATAGCTTTCCGTAGCCCTCACTGCTACCTTTAAGTTTCAGGACACAGGATCGTTTGTTGGCGCCCTATATGGTGGATCCAACACGATTACCGTCAAGGGCAACATGCTGTATGTCGATTTGAGCTCTTTCAAATCAACCGTCGAAGTCTCGAACTATAGGGTCTGGTTATATCAGTCAGGGATACGTCCATCGGCCACAATTGGACTGGGATGTGTTGGATCAAGTCTTGCGGATCCGCACTACAACAAGCAAGCGAATTGGAATCCAGATGGCAGTATTACGTTACTTGGCGGGGTTGGCAGGGATAGCATCCTGATACAGCGTTTTTCCATGCCGATTCCTAGTGGAGTGACGTTCTCCTAGACAAGTGGCACCGTGATACAGCCTTCGACCCATCCCCCGTTTGCGCTTACTGTCATCTTTCCCGAGGAACGCAAGGCGATGGTGTGCTGCGCCACCTGCACTTCGACGCCATGCAATCCGATGCTCGAATTGGATACTGCGGCGCAATGCACCTCGAAAGCCGCCTCCAAACCGGCTGGGAGTGTGAAAAGCGGGGATGTCTCCCATTCTTTCGCCGCATTCCAGTCGCTACCGACTCGGATTGCGTGGAATGCGACGATCAACAGCTTGCCTACCAGCGCGGTACGGTAATTCACGTTCCAATTCTGGTTCGATCTGGTGAGGGTTACGGAATCCCACAGTTGGCTCATCGGAGGCAACTGCTTGACAAGCATGACAGGAGTTCCAGCGGTGATGCCACTGATTGGAATGCGGGCGATCGGAATCCATACGGTGCCGGAATTGTTCAGGATACTACCCGACGGTACCGTGGGGTCAGCCGCCGTGCCACTGGTGGCGGTGCCCTTCAGCACCGCGAGCGCGATCGTTTCGATGTTGTTCGAGTCTCGCGTGTATTTCACGCAGATTAGGTCGTTGCGGTTCCGTCCTGTGACTCCGCTTTCGATGGTGACGGTTTCCGCCGCGGTGACGCGTGCGTATCGTCCTTCGATCACAAGGTTGAGGACCGGGACGAGCGCCTTGTTTGCTGACTGCATGGTCACGGCGGGGAATTTGCCGTCGCCGCCTTGCAGCAGGTAGTTGCCGTTTCCGACCAGTCCGGCCTGCATGGCTCCTTGGTCGCTGGATGTGATGTGCGGAGCGCCGGCCTTGCCGGTGATGAGATTCATGGTCATGGTCATTCCTTCCTATCTGTTGTGTTGTTGAGGTATGCGGCGTAGGCGGCGTCCTGCGTGGCTGCCAGCGCTTTGAACGTCTGCCAGCATGCGGTACAGACGAGCGCGCCCTGTGCGACTCCGTCGACGGTGGTGTGGGTGATGTCGTGCCAGTCGCTGGAGGTGCGTGGGTCACCGTCGGCGAGGTATGCGGAGGCGTGGCATCGGTCGCAGGTGTATCTGGTGATGTTCGTGGTTCGTGCCATTGATGTTCCTTTTCTCTTTCAGGCTGTGCGCTGGTAGATGTGTCCCGGAAGCGTCGTGCCGCATTCCTTCCAAGTGCCTCCGTAGGTTGTTCCCGGATTGGCCGCGGAAGTGGTCCAGTAAAGGGAGCCCACGGGGTGGGCGGCGATGAATGCCTGGCTCACGCTCATGCCGTTGTCTCCCTTGTCACCCTTCGGCCCTTTGTACACGACGTAGCTACCGACGCCTTTGACAGTCACATCGCTACCGTTGATGGCGGTGACCTGCCAGAACCCAAGTTCAAGACCATCTGTGCGTTGATATTGGTCAAAAATGGTGTCTCCGACCTGCAGGTTTCCATTTGGCTGAATACCAGATAGGGCAATTTTTCTCACTTCTCCGCCCGCACCCGAACCGTTGATGTTGCCATTGAATTTCCGTAGGCTCAGTCCTCGTGGCCCAGTGGCTCCCGTTGGACCCTTCGCCCCGGTGGCGCCGGTCGCTCCGGTGGCCCCGGTCGGGCCTTGCGGTCCTTGCACTCCCTGCTTGCCTTGCGGTCCGGTATCGCCCTTGGGGCCTTTGACATTGCCAAGTAGAATCTTCGTCATGCGTGCTCCTTATTTTCCGTCGTTGATCGTGTAGTACAGGTCGCCAGTCGCCTGATCGTAGGAGACGGGAGCTTCTGACGCGGTGGCCGTGTCCGCGTATACGGCGTACAGGTCTCCGTTCGGATCGACCTGGAGCGTGAAGAATCCTGATGCGGGTGCCGTCACGCCGCTGGCGCCCTGCGGACCGGACGGCCCCTGTGGACCCTGCAGTCCCTGAACGCCCTGCGCTCCTTGCTTGCCTTGCGGGCCGGTGGCCCCGGTAGCTCCAGTAGAACCGGTGGGGCCAATGGGACCGGCCGGACCAGTAGGCCCGGTGGGACCTGCTGGCCCGGCCGGCCCGATATCCCCTTTGTCTCCCTTGTCACCCTTCAGACCTTCAGGGCCTTGCGGACCAGTAGGCCCGGCGGCTCCAGTGGCTCCTTTGGGGCCTTGCGCACCGATGATGGATTGACGGGAAATCGTCTTTCCCGTGAATAGGCTGCCGGACTGTGAAACGCACTGCCAGACGATGCTGTATTTTCCGCCACCTGACAATGCGGTCGAATATTCGTTGGCGAGTGGTGTTCGGTTCAACCATTCGCTCACGTTCCCCGTGAAAGTGGATCCCACCGGATATTCGCCGACGAGGGATTTCTTCATCACGAGCGCCGGAAGGCCGACGTCGCCTTTAGCTCCCTGAACGCCCTGCGCTCCTTGCTTGCCTTGCGGGCCGGTGGCCCCGGTATCGCCCTTGTCACCTTTGTGGCCTTTGATGTTGCCGATCAATAGTCGCGCCATGTGTCACCTTTCCGGGATGTCCACGTACAGGTTCCCGCTCTCGGAGTCCCAGACGAACGAGGGTGGGTTCGTGTTGTCCGGATAGTTCACGTACAGGTCGCCGTCGCCTTCCATGCTGAGCGTGAAGAAGCCGTTCGAGGGGGCGGATACGCCGCTGTCGCCCTTGTCACCCTTCTCCCCTTGCGGGCCCTGGATGCCTTGGGAACCTTGGATGCCTTGTCTGCCCTGGGGTCCGGTCGCTCCCTGTGGACCCGTGGGACCCTGCGGACCTGTGGAACCCGTCGGGCCTTGCGGTCCCGCCGCGCCGATCGCGCCGGCATCACCCTTATCGCCTTTCTCGCCGCGTATCCCCTGCAGTCCCTGCGGGCCTTCGGGACCGGCGACGCCTTGCGGCCCTCGCTCCCCGGTCGCTCCTTTCTCTCCCCGAGGACCGGTGGGTCCGGTCGCTCCGGCGGCCCCCTGTGGTCCTGTGTCGCCCTTGTCGCCCTTCTCCCCTTGCGGACCCTGGTCGCCTTTCGGAAGCCCCAAATTCAAGGTTTTGTCGCTGCCGGCGCCCGTGAGCGACGCGCTTGCCTGTGCACCGGGGGCGAGCGTGTCCACCGAACCAATTTTCAGGCCGGTGATGTAGTCGCCTTTCGGCTGTTTACCCGACAATGCGTTGTTGAGCGAGTCGATGTCGTTCCTGGTCACGTCGGCGCTGAACGTCCAGGCGTCGAGTTTGAGGCCGGCTCCAGCGTAGTAGGCGTGGCCACCATCCCCGATGGAGGATTCTCCGCTGTTGCCGCCGGCGCTGGCACCTCCGGATTCGTAGGTGACGGTGAGCACGCCTCCCGAAACCTTGACGATCTTCTTGGAGATCTCGGCAGTGACGACGAGGCCCGTGTTGTTGTCACGGCCCGTGACCAGGTCGCCGACGTCCGCGTCGATGCCGTCGGGAATGTCCACGTCGATGGTGCTGGTGTTCCGAAGTTCCTGGAATTTCTGCCTGCCCTTGTCCTCGAGCTCGTCGGCTTCGGCGTTGGACAACTCGTATGTGGCGGTGCGTTCGTCAAGGCCTTTGAGGGTCTGCGTGTGGCTGAACGTGCCGTTCGCATCGGCGTACCAGTGGATGACGGTACGGTCCTTGAGTTCGCCCTTGCCCAGGCAGATGAGATGGTTGATCGGGTGCGCCGCCTGTTTGGCGGTGAAGTCGATGAGGTCCGAGTCGATGCTGTCGCCGATCGTGCGGACGGGCATGGCGCTCATGGATACCTTGTCGCCGTCATTACGCAACCGGAGTTTGAGTCCGCTTGCCCTGAGCATCTTGACCAGACCGCTGTACAGGTCCACGTACCGGTCGAACTGGCAGGTGGTCTTGTGGTCGGCGCTTTCGTCGGTGACGGTGAACAGGCCTTGCAATCCCGCACGGCTGACGAGCGTGCGCATGATGACGGGAATCGTGCCGGACAGGGTGAGGTAATCGTTGTTCCTGTCCGGTTCGATGATCTTCGAGGCGAGCACTCCATGCCAGTCGCGGCCATGCCATGTGACGGTGGACAGGCCTCCGTCCACGTCGACATCCGTGTCGTCGATGATGCCGCCGTACTCGGTGCCGTCGATCATGATGCGGCTCCCCGCCTTGAGCGCGGCGTCTTCGACCTGCAGGTCGAAGTCGTTCTCCCCGCTACCGAACGCGAGGTCGAGCGTGTATGAGGCGTGGCTCGCCACGGGTTTGCCTGTGGCGTCGGTGACGATCAGGTCCATGGCGGTTCGCTCCTTTCCTCGCAGACCGTCAAGTCGAATTGGAATCCTCCCGGCCAGCTGATCGGCTGTGTTCCGGGCGCGAGCGGTTGGAACACGTACCGGCCGGAATCCTTGCCCGACCCTCGCACGGCCTGCGCGAAGCAGTTTGTGGCGAGACCTGTGCCGCTGACCATGGTGACGGTCCTGACATCGCCGGTGCCGTCGATTTCCAGACGCGAGCCGGATGGCACGGTCACGTCGACCTCGTACCGGTTGTTTCCGATGATGACGTACGGTTGCGCGCATGGTCCGAATATCGTGAGCTTGACCGGCTGCGGGATGGACGTGTCGTTGACGATCTCGGCACCCAATGCCATGCCGGCGAAATCATGCGGATAATCATATGGATAGTCAAGGTCGGCGGTTCCGGAATCGTATCGCGGCGTGAAATGCGTCATGGTCGGACGGCGCCACACGCCATCGGCCAGCACGATGGTCAACTGCGTCTCGACCATCGTGGGCGTGATGGATTGCGGTTCGCTTTTCGTGATCCACGCTTTGGCTTCCCATTCGCCGTCGGCCACGAGCGTGCCCGGGTTCCCGGATGCCATGTCGGCGTCCGCGAGGCGGCGCAGTAGGTCGAGCGTGGCTGGAGAATCGTGGATCTTCACGGTGACTGTCGCCTCGCGTGCCTTGCGGGTGATGCCCGTCATGCCACGTGAGGCGAGGCTGTAGTCCCAGACGCGGGCTCGCAGTCCCGTGAGCGTCTCGCCGTACAGCGGCCCCTCGAAGCCGATGCGCTCACCTGTGGCCGCGCACACGTATTCAAGCGATTGCACTTCTCACCTTCCTTGCGAAGTCGCGGTCACCTATCGTCGGCGTGTATCTGGCGATGATCGATCCGAGGTCGCTGTGCAGCGATTCGACGGCCGCGATGAGTTCCCGCAGATCGCCGTCTCCGGCATTGGCGCCGGTGCCGGCCGTGACGTTCAGCCTGCCGGTCTTCGACCAGTCCACGTCGGAGAGGCTCATCGTGGAGACGAGCGAATCCATGGAACGGCTGACCACATGCGCGGAATCGTCGATGCCCAATGCCATGCCACGTCCGACCATCACGCCGACCTCGTCGCGGAACACGCGCGACGGCGAATGGATGCCCAAAGCGTTCTTGGCCTTGTCCACCAAGCCCGACAACGCGTTGGTGATGCTGGAATACAACGAGCCGACCATCCCCGTGATGCCGTTGATCAATCCCTGGATGATGTTGCGTCCCGCGCTGACGAGCCAGCTGCCCGCTCCGGACACCGCGCTCCGGACGGTTCCGCCAATCCCGCTCACGACACTCCCGACACGGCCAACCATGTTGCTTACGGTGCCGACGATGCCGCCCCAGACGTTCGACACAATGCTTCCGACGCCATTCCACAACGCGGCCCACACGCTCCGGATGGTCGAGCATGCGGCGGATACCACGCCACTGACCATGCCGACTCCCGCGGCGACGACGCCTTGGATGCCGCCCCACACTGCCGACGCGATGCCCTGGATGGCCGACCACGCGGCGCTCCAGTTCCCGTTGACGACCGCGAGCGCCAGTTGGATGATGTCTTGGATGACGGTGAGTGCGGTGTTGATGATTGTGGTGATGATGGTCCATGCGCCTTGTACGACGGTGGATATGGTGTTCCATAGTCCGTTCCAGACCGTGCTGATGATGGTGGTGGCGGTTTGGAAGATGGTTTGGATGTTCTGTATTCCGGCTTGCAGGAGTGGTGTGATGGTGGTGATGAATGTTTGGATGCCGGTGATGATCGCGGTGAGTGCGGTCATGATGATGGGGCCGATTGTGTTCCAGACGTTTTGGAGGATGGTGGTGATGAGTGTCCATCCGGTTTGCCAGATTTGCTGGATTTGGCTCATGGTCTGGGTGATGAATGTTCCGATGGCTTGCAGTGCGGGTTGGCATGCTGTGCTGATCTGGTTCCAGATTCCCGTGAACCATGTGGCGAAGCTGTTCCAGAGCTGTTTGCCCGTTTCGGTTTGGGTGAAGAACCATGTCAGTGCGGCCACGACCGCGGTGATGCCTGCGATGACGAGGATGAATGGGTTCGCATCCAAGGCAGCGCTGAATGCCAATTGCACGGCGGTCGCGGCCTTGGTCACCGCACTCCATGCCGATTGAGCTGCCTTGACAATATTGAACGAGCCGGCGAGTTGCTTCAGTGCTCCAGCCGCGTTTCCCGCGTCGGAGATCTTGCCAATCATGTCGAAAGCGGCCGTAGCGGTCTTCTCCACACCGGAGGCAGTCGCGGAAATGGCCTTCAGCCCACCGGAAACTGTTTTCAGCCCGGCTGATACCGCGCTGATGCCTTTGCTGGCGAGGATGAGCGCGGTGATTCCCTTGGCCAGCGGGATGATGGCGTCGGCATGCGCCGACATGTAGTCGAGAAGACCTGACACGGCATGCAGGAGCGTTTTGAATCCGTCCGCGACCGCCGGCAATTGTCCTTTCGCCTGATTGTAGAGTTCGGAGAGTGGTTCGGAGATGACATTCCAGACGGCTCCGGCAGCTCCCGACAGGGATGAGCCGAGTTCCTTCAGATCGTCCTTGAGGGAAGCGAGATAGGAGGCGAACTGCTGGACGGTCTGGCTTTTGCCGAGCTTGTCGAAAAAGGCAGTGACCGTGGGGATGGCCTGTTCCAATCCCTTCTGCAATCCCACGCCGACCTTCTCCAAAGTCGGGGACACCGCCGCAGTGAACGCGTCGATGAGCGGAATGGCCTGGTTGAACAGTCCGCGCAGTCCGTTGAGGACGGGCGTGGCTGCGGTCTCGCCGAGTCGGCTCAACGCGGCCTTCACGTTCGCCAGAGCGCCGGTGAACGTCGTTCCGGCGCTTTGTGCGGCACCGCCTAGGCCTTCCTGCATGGCGTCGGCGAAGGTCTGGAAGTCGATCTTGCCGTCCGAGACCATGTCGGACACTTCGGCGCTGGTCTTGTTCAGGTGCTTGCCGAGCATCTGGAGGACCGGGATGCCGCTCGACATGAGCTGGAGCATGTCGTCGCCCTGGAGTTTTCCTCGGGCGGCGACCGATCCGAAGATCGTGCCGATGTCGGTCAGGCTGCGGCCGCTGATCTGCGCGGTGTCGGCCACGGTCTTGAGGACCTTGGTGAGCTGGTCGCCTTCCTTGATGCCGGATGCTGACAGGCTGGCCGCGACGGTCGCGGCGTCGCCCAATCCGAACGCGGTGCCTTTGACGGAGGCGAGCGCGTCGTTCATGATTTCGGTGACGCTCGCGCTGTCGTGGCCGAGGCCTTTGAGTTTGGCCTGCGCGTTCTCGATGTTGAGGGCGCGGGTGAAGCCGCCTTTGGCGGCCAATGCGGTGATGCCGCCGGCGAGGGTGGCGATCGCGCCTGTGCCGACCTTGCCGATTTTGCCGAATGCTCCGCCGATCTTCGAGATGAGGGTGCTGGAGCTTTTCTTGGAGGCTTTGTTGACGGCGTCGCCGATGTCGCCTTCGATGCTTTTGCCGAATCCTTTGCCGGATGGTTCGACGTGGACGTATGCGACGCCTATGTCCTGTGCTGCCATCGTGTTTCCTTATTCGTAAGTTGGGATTCCGATGGCGGTCGGAGTCAGAGGTCGTCGTTGATGTGGAAGTAGGCTTTGAGCCGTTCCCTGTCCTCGCGTTGACGGCGGGTGAGGTTGTGCGTCGGGGTTGGCGGGCGGAGCGGGTCGTGCTCGTGGTCGAACCATGGGCGTTTGCGTTGTCCGGACAGCGTCCAGACCGCCTGTTCGGCTCCGTCGGGCGCGTAAACGGCGTTCTGCAACGCCATCCACGAGTGGCTCGTATGGTCTTTGAGGATTTCGCGGGTCAACGCCCAGGCGAGTCCCCAATCGACTCGTGGACGTTGGCCTTCAACCCATTCCCGGAAGCGTACGGGCCTGTATATCTGCCCGTACGCTCGGATCCAGTCGTAGGCTAGCGCCGCGCGGTGGTTGTTCCAGAGGTGGGCGAGGTAAACGCTTTTGGGTCCAGTCCGGATTCCTCGGCCCACGCCTTGATGGTCGCGGTGAGGTAGGCCATCGGACGTTTGGTCTTGCGCAGCACGTTCCAGAAGTTCGGCTGCATCGTCTGGAAGTAGGCGAGGAACGTGCTCACGCAGGCCGTGGTTTCCTCGTCGGACAATGCGGGCTTGCTTTTGACCAGGAGGATGGCCTGGACGAGTTCGATGGGCAGTTCCGCGTTGTTGAGGTTCGGCAGGTCGAGTTTGACGCCGGCGACCTCGAGGTGCACGTCGGGTTTGAGCTCCTCCGCGTCGGTAAGGTCCACGTCCACGACATGGTAGGTGTTGTCGCTCATTTCGTCTCCGTTTCATGGTTATCGGCGGTTATGGGTAATGGTCCCGTGCGGTCGACCGCCATCGGCCGCACGGGAAGAATCAATGGGTCACTTGCCGTCTTCGGTGACGAGGCCCCAGGCGTGGAACTGCTCGCCCTTGTCTCCCTTGAGCATCTTGAACGTCATGCTGAAATTCATGATCTCGCTGGATTTCAGGCTCACGTCGTCACGGTCGGACACCTTCGAGTTGGTGCCGTACAGGAGGAACGGACGGTCCTGCTGGTCGAGCGCGACCAGCACGAGGATCCATTCCTTCTTCAGTCCGGCTCCCTTGATGCTGATGCCTCCGTCGGATTCGACGTCCACGTCGAAGTAGGCCGACACCACATCCTTGCGGCCCTCCATGGCGGCGAGCTGCAGGGTCCAGTAGCCCGGATCCGTGTCGGACAGCACGATGTCGCCGTTGTGGGCCTTGTAGTCGGTGCTGTCGCCCGGCTCCGGATGCAGTACGGCGCCGTCCTCCGTGGAGTAGCCGATCGGCTTCTTGCTTACCGGCGGGGTCCAGGCCACTCCGGTCGGAGCCACGAACGTGCTGTCGCCCTTTGGAAACAGGAACAGCGCGTAGTTCTTGATCAGGCGCACGTTGCCTGCGGTGTTGCCGCTGGACACGTACCCGTAGTCGGTCGCGCCCTGCGCGGCGACGGTGGTTTTTTCGTTGTTGTCAGACATTCGTCTGCACCTTTCCGTTCTTCGCGTGTGGCGGCACGTTGTCTTTGGTTGTGTTTCAGTTGACGGTGACCTCGAGCAGGAGCACGCCGTACGCGCACACCAGCCTCTTGTCCTCGTCAGTCATGCGTACCGGCCCGGATTCGAGTGACGCGTCGATGAGCGGCGCGACGGTTCCAAGCCCGATGATCTCCCTCGCGATGTCGGCCCACAGGCGTGCGGCCTTGTCCCAGTCGCCCGTATGGTCCTCTCTCATGCAGCGCACGCTCAGCCGCAGCCGCACGTACTGCGAGATTGGGGTGCTCATGCCTTGCATGGAGTCGGCCAGCGTGGCTTCGGTGAAGGGAGGTTCGAGGTCGCTTCGTTCGATGGTGTCGAACGTCACGTCCGGGAACAGTGTCCTCAGTTTGGGCAGGAGCAGGGGTTCCGTGCGCCGGGGAGTGACCGGGATGCTCATACGCGCATCCTTCCGAGCGTGTCCTCTAGCGTGCCGTGCGCCTTCTCCACCGGTGCCGGGCAGATGATCGCCACGCCGCTACGGTTCTTGCCGTCATGGTCGCGGACCATGCAACGGTCATCCTCTACGGCGGCCTCGGCCGCGTCCCTCATGCGCGAGCGCAATGTCTCGTTTTTGAGGACCTGTTGGCTGAACGCCTTGCGGTTGAATACGAATCTGCATCGTTTGGCCATGCTTATCCTTCCCGTTCGCCCACGGTGATGACGTCGCCTATGTGGCGTCCGTGGAGGTTGTTCCACACTTGCGGTTTTCCTTTGACGGGCAGGAGGATGCCTCTGACTTTGATCAGGTCGGTGGCTTGGATGCCTGTCGGCTGGCTACCGCGGATGTGGATCGTGTATTCGGTGGTCTGCGGGCTGGCGTGCTCCTCGGTCTGGTCGGTGGTGGAGGTTGGCGCGACCATCGCCTGGAACGTGCCGACGCGGGCGGGTTTGCCCTGGATGGGGTTGCCGTCCGTGTCGGTGGTGGACTGGCCGCGCCACACTTCGATGGTTTCCACTAGGACGTCTCCCCCGTTGCCATGTCGACGCTGAACGCGCGCTGAGCGTTGATGCCAAGGATGCGTTTCTCGTCGTCGCGCAGCCAGAGATCGCCGGTGGGCGCTCCGAAACTGTATTGTTCGCTGAAGCTGCCGGTGGTCTGGTTCATCTGCGTGATGCCGCCGGGAATGTCGTACGGGTCGGCCTGCATGATTCTGCGGACGATGTCGCAGGTGATCTTCGTCAGCAGGCGTGGCCGTTCTTCGAGGAGCCGCCGCCAGATGGGCGAGCGTTCCTTGATGTAGTCGGTCACGTCCGCGAGATGCGTGTCGGCTTTCTGACGTTCCTCGTCGGTGAGCTTGTGCCACCTCCGTTCGAGATCGTCGGAGGTGGCGAACATGTCCGGTTCGTCCGTCATGGTCACTTCTTGTCCGGCAGCTTGATCACCCCGGAGGCCGCGAGGCCGGTGATAGTGTCATCGAACTGTTTCGCCAAAGTATTGAAAGCCGTGACGAGCTTGTCGAATTCATCCTTGGTCGGAGCGGCTGCGGCGGCCTTGACGATGTTGCCGTCAACGTTGCCAATCGTCTGTTCGGGCGCGAACTGTTTGATGCCGCCGAGGGTGTCCTTGCCGGCCTCCGGCAGTTCGTAGGCACCGGAACCGGCGGAGAAGGCGGTGCCGTCAGTGTTGACAAGCCGCACCTGCGCGTCCAACGGGCCGACAGTGTGCTTTTCCTCGCCTGCGGGGTTGATCACAAGCGTCTGGATGGGGAAACTCATCGTTCACCTCACTTGGTCTTGAGCACGGCGAACGCGTTCGGGTCGATGACGGCGAACGCGTACATCGCTTCGGTACGATATGCGATCTGGTTGTGGGCCTTCAGGTCCACGCCGGTCTGGTCCGGGTCGCCGTAGGCGATAATCTCGCTGGTCAGGTCGCGGACCATGCCCCATTTGATGAGACTGAAGTCTCCCATGAACGCGAGCACCTTCGTCGGGGTCGAGGCCAGTCGTCCGTTGACGGTACCGGAGGTCGCGGCGGTGATGCCGTCCAAGCTGCCGGCCTGCAGGTTCAGCGGGATCTCCGGGTAGAAGCGCATGCCGGTGGAGGGCACGCGCAGCTTGCGCAGACGGGACGCCCACGTCTTGGACAATGCCACGCCGTTGATGTCGTAGGAGTCGTTCAGCGCGTCGGCCAAGGCATCCACGTTGCTGATGTCGTCATCGCCGGCGGTCACCTGCACGGCGGACGTGCTCAACGGGTTGAATCCGGAAAGCGCGGCGCCGGTCTTCGGGTTGATCGCATGGTAGATCACGTAGTCGAGCGCACGACCCAAAGCGGCTGCCTGATCCGCTTGGATGCTGCGGATGATCTGCAGCTGGTTGTCCTCGTCCGCCCACTGGAGTTCGCTGGTGACGCGGGTGGTGGTCTGCACCTTGAAGCGCTTCGCCACGACGGAATCCACGGTCTGCTCGTAGCTGCCCTTGACCGCGCCTTCGGTCACCACCTCGGCTTCGCTCTTGCCGTTGAACACGAGGTAGTCGGCGTCGGAGAAGATCTGCGGCGTGCTGGGGCTCAGCGACGCGATGGTGCTGGTGTCCTTGGCCTTGTTCACGATTTCGGTGGCCACGCTCACGGGGAGCTTGATCTGGTCTGTTTTCATCGCCATGATGGCTTGTCCTTTCAGTCGTTATCTACCTAAAAGCTGATGGATGTACGAGAGCTCTTCGGCGTCCTTGCTGTTGTTCTGGTGCGAGGGAGCGCCGGTCTGGTTCCTCACCTGCGGCGGCTTGGATGCCGGATGCAGTGCCGCTTGCAGGAGGTCCGCGTGCGCTTCGAGTTCCTCCTTGGTTCCACCGCGGAGCAGTTCGGCAGGAACGCCCTTGTCTTTGGCGACTTCGGACACCCATTCGGCGTGCTGCTTCTCGGCAGCGGCATCGTCGATCTGCTTGCGCAACGCGGCGTTCGATTCCTTGAGCTTGTCGAGCTCGCTCTTGCCCGCGTTCTCCATCTCGTCGAGTCTCATGGCCTTGGATTTGAGCTCGTCGTAGTCCTTGTACTTGCCGCGCTCCTTGGCCAGTCTTTTCTCCACGATCTGGTCGACCTGCTCCTGGGTGAACGATTTCGGTTCGGGCTCGTTGCCTTCACCGGAACCGCCTTCGCCGGAACCGCCGTCGATGAGACGGATACGGGCCGGGAATCGGAATCTGTTGAACATGTCGTGCTCCTTCTTGCTGTTTCCCGTGGATCCGAGTTCGACCGCGCCACGGTACGCCGTATGGTCCTCCCACGCGATGCGGCGCATGGTCGCCGCCGGCCGGAGGGCCGGTTGAGTGGTGGATGCGGGATTCGCACCCGCGTGGCACAAAGCGCCCGATTTACAGTCGGGTCCGTTCGTCTGCTCCGGCAATCCACCAAAAGGTGATAGAATGGATACGTAAGCGCCCTTGTTACCGCCCTTTTTGGTAGTTTCAGCGGCGCTTACTTGATTCTCAGCAACTGTCCTTTTTTGTTCAGGATGTATACGATCCCATTCTTGAAACGATGACTTTTCATGATGTTTCCGATGAGTTCCTCATCGCTCATGTTGTCGTTTTCGGAATTGTCGATGATCAGCCGTCTGCAATCCGGCTTTTTTGACGCGCTGCCCATATATCCGTCGATAGTGCGGAATTTGTCTGCTGATTGAGGCGTCTTGAGCTCGATGCCGCCTTCCAAATCAGACAAGCCGATCAGGAGCATACGCCCAGTGTCTGGATCCTTCGCTTCACGATGGTCGATCTGAAAGGCCGGGACGATTCCATGTCTGCGCAGTCTCTGGGCCGTTCGTATCTCCTGCGGTCTTGCCTTCTCGGTTTCCTCACGCATCCCATCACTTGGGAAGCTGATCAGTGGCTCTGCGCCGCTGTGGAGCCATTCTCGGTCGCGCCAGCGCATCTCGGCGAGTATCTGGTTGCGTTTCCAGTTGCCGAACTTCTGGTCCGGCGAACTGCGGGTTCTCAGGTATTCGTCGTGGGTAAGACGATGCTCGATGGCCGTCTTGCATTGTTCCCAGCGTTCACTCATGCCGTCGGGGTCGAAGCCTTTGAGCTTCTGCCTTCCCCAGCTGCTGATGACATCACAGTGACAGTGGCCATTGTGGAAGGTGGGGCCGAAGTCGGCCGTCTCTTCACTGAGGTATTCGAAGCCACGGGTGGCGAGCATGACGCAGAACGCGCATGGATCGCTGCCTCGTGGCACGCGCGCCCATTTTGGTTTTGTGGGGTCGGCATGCATGTCACGCATGGTCATAAGCCTGGCGGATGTGCTGACCATGTCACCAATGAGCTGCTGCCAGTCATCGATGGTCTTCAACTCCGGCCACAGACTGTCCACGCTCAATCCGGCATTGCTGCGTCCGGCGACGAGGTCGGAGTAGTTGAGACCATTCCAGTCAGTTCCGGAGAAACCGCCGTTCATGCGGTAGAGGACTTCGCTTGGATCAAGCAAATCCGGGTGTTCGAACTCCGGCAGATCCACTCCTGACTGCTCGGCCCATATAGCGCGTAGCTGGCTGAAATAATCGTCAGCCAGCTGCGCGGACTGTCTCGAGTAGTCCTCGACCACATCGCGCATGAACAACGGGTTGGAGCGGTACTGCGCCTCGATAGCGTCAGCTGCTTCGTCTGCCAATGCATCAAGGTCGGCGACGTATCCCGCATAGGCTTGGTCAAGCAGCCGTTGAAGATCTCTCCTGTTCGTCTCCGGTATGTTCAGGCTGTTGAGTTCCATCCTGAACCTCCTCGCCGCCGGCCGATGCCAGGCGAGCCTTTAGCTGATCGATCTGTTCCTTAGCGCGCTGGCGTTGCTGGTCGGCGCGTAAGCGGGTGATTTCCTCACGGCTCAGGCCGAGTCGTTCGAGTCCGACGTCGGAGTCGGCGTAGCCGGTGACCTTGTCGGCGATCTTCGTGAACGCGTCGGCGCGCGCCGCGTCGGAGATCTCCTTCGTGGGGGCCCATACCGGGTGTACGTCGCGCATGGAGTCGGGTATCGAGTTCGTGCCTTCGCGCAGTGCCACGGCGATGCCCATGGCGCGTTTGAGTTCGCGTCCGAAGGCCACGTTCTGCTTGTCGGCGATGCGGGTCAGGCGTCGTTCCGCTGATGCCATCGCCTCGGCACTGGTCGGATTGTCCAGTGTGATGCCCAGGTAGTCGACCGGCACGCGGGTCTGCGAGGCGACGAGCATGGCCATGGTCTTGAGCATGTCCGAATGGGGTGCCATGGACGCCTGCTGCACCTGCTGTAGTTGGGGCAGGTTGCCGTCCTCGTCGGCGCTGATGGCGTTGATCGCCTGGATGAGGCTCTTCCACGTGTTGCTGCTGAACGCGTCCTTGTTCGCGCCGATGAACCAGAGTTTGGGAACGGAGTAGAATTCGGCCGATGCCTCCATGCGGACCATGGTGCGGAATCCGGCGTCCACGAGGCTCATGAGCGAACGGCTGATGCGGCTGTGGCCGAACGGGCGGTCCATCTGCCTGTCGTAGGCGAGCGCGACGACCGTCGGCTGGTCGAAGTTCGTTTCGATTTTCTCCGCGCGCCATGGCAGTGGGCGCCCTGAGCATTCGTAGACCTTGCCGGGGAGCCATACGTTGAACGAGCAGATCCGTCCGTCCTTGTCATCCTCGGTGATGGTCAGCGCGGCGGCCAGGCGGTGGTTGCGCCTGTCCCAGATTCCCGCGGACCAGTCGGCGGAACGGGGGATCATGCTGATTCGTTCCGGATCCTCCGGGTCTGCGGCGATGGTCAGGAAGCTGCATGAGTGCTTGTATGAGGATACGATCAGTTCGGATGCGGTGACATCCAGCTGGTTGTCCTCGAACAGGTCGTTGATGCCCATCGTGTCGTCGCCGGAGATGCTGAATCCTTCCAGGTCGCTCAGGTCGCTCAACGATCGGACGGCCAGTTCGGGCCATCCGATCATCGCCTCGACCTTGTTCTTGATCTGGTCGGGGATGGATATGCCGAAGTCCTTGAACCGTTCCTTGCAGTCGTAGTAGGCTCCGCGGATCAGGTTACGCGGGTATTTCTCGCGCCAGACGCGCAGCAGTTCGTGGATGATAGGCATGTCCTCGTCGTCGACGCCAAGAATGGTGCCGACGTTGCCGCTGGCGGTGTCTAGGTAGCTGCTGCCGGTGAATTTCGGTGCCGTGCTTACCGTGGTGCCGTCTGCCATGTAGAAGACCATCAGACCATCACCTCCTGTCGTCTTCCGGGATGCCGTTTCGTGGTGAACGCCCCGTAGAGCGCCAATGTGGTGGATACGAGCGGGGTTATGTCGATATCCGAGCCGAGCTTGTTCCATGCGATCGCGCCGGACTGTCCCAATGGACGCGTGGTCGCGCCCTTGACGGCTGCGGCCAGCTGTGGCTGGTATTCGTCCCGCGGGTGCTTGAGCGTGCCGGCCTTGAGCATGTCGAGGAATCGGCCGCATGCGCGGCCCATCTCCTGCATATTCGTCACGGTGACCTTCACGTGTGCGGCCTTCAGGTCGGGCAGCAGGCTCATGGCCGGCGACTGCGCGTCGATGACCACACTTGCGGTCTTGTGCCAGCGTTCGGCGAGCCAGTCCACGGCCCACATGGTTCCCGCCTGCCGCGCGTCCTTGATGTTCGCCATCTGGATGACGGCCGTTCCGTCCTCGCACCGCAATGCGGCGCCGATGGTCAGCACGCTCCTGTCGGGCGGCATGTCGATGCCGAAGCTCACCGTTCCTCCATCAGGCACGTCGTCGGTCTCGGCGGCCTTCCACAGGTCGGGGCTGATAGCGTACGCGGTGGCGGTCTCATCCCAGATGCCGAGCGCCTCACGGCGGAACGAATCATCGGCGAGGAGATTGCGCATGCGCAGTATCGCCTGCTCGCTGGTACGTTTCGGATACGACGGGTTCGCTTTCGCCCACGCGTTCCGGTCGTCCGGATCGCAGTCTCGGTCCGCGCCGAGCTCCACGTAGAGCATGTCGTCCGACTTGCCGGACAACGCGGTGGAACGTTTCTCCTCGAACGCCTCGCACTGGTCGCCCGGCTTCGGTGGATTGCCCATGAACACGATCAACGGGTTCGGACTCGTATTCACGATCGGAATCAGGTTGTCCAAAGCCTTGATGGTGAGGATCTGAGCCTCGTCGAACACCTCGATGTCTGCGGAGTGCAGTCCTCGGCCGAAACCGTTCTCGCGGGCGCCGAACATGATGCGGCTGCCGTTGGCGAAACGAATCTCCTGCTGGCCGTTCGCTCGACGCACGTTCCGCACGTACCTGGACAGTTTCGAATTGCGTGTCAGGTCGCACATGTCGGCGAACGTCTCGTCGGAGGTGCGCGTGTGGTGCGCGGTCCAGATGACCAATGTCCCGGCGCGTCCGGCGCACAGGATGAACATCGCGGTGCCGACCGTGAACGTCTTGCCGATCTGCCTGCAGCTGGACAGTACCGCCCCACCGGAGCCACAGGCGTATTTGCCGTCCGCGCGTTTGGCGAACAGCAGGTAGAGGAAGCCCTTCTGCCACAGGTCGTAGTGGATTCCGGCCTTGGCCGCCGCGCTGTTGATCAGGTTGAAGTCGCTCGACGTGACGTCTTCCGGCTGCACGAGCCGTTGGGCGATCTCAGACAATCGACGCTCCGACATCCTCCGTCACCTCCGTCACGTCATCATTCGCATCGAACAGGCTGCCGGATTCCTCGGCCATGCGCATCCGTTCGTCGAATTCGGCGAGCTTGCTGCTGATCGACGGCAACGCGCTGGCCGGCGTCGAGGGGTCATGCAGAGCCTCGCGCAGACGGCCGACGATTTCGCGGAGCGTGTCCTCATGGGAGCCGTCCATCATCCGTTCGAAGTTCCGTCTGTCGAGTTCCCGCTCCGGTTTTCTCTTCGCCTCAACAGGTTTGCTCTTCCTCGCCTGAGCGGGATTGTTCTTTTTCCGACGATAATCCGCTTTCTGACGGCAGGATTTGGAACAGTACTTCTGAGGCCTCCCGTGGCCGGATGGCTGGAATTCCTTGCCGCAGAGTTCGCACTTCATCGGCGCTTCCCTCGCTTTCCGACCTTTCGTTGTTTTCCCTGTTTCCGACGTTTGCATTCCGGGAGGGATGTCGGCACTGCACCCGAGGCTACCCCAAGGGGGTATGACCGGGTACCCTGCCCTGGTATCGGGTCAGATGCCGAACGTTTTGAACGGCATCGAGCTTGATTTCACTTCCTGTCTGCCAGCCAGCAGCGCTCGTGCGTGTTCGTCTGTCTTGTCGCTCTTCATCCTGTTGCAGATGCGGTGCGTGAGCCTGCAGTTAGTGAAGCTGTATGGATCACCGCCGCGTGAGACCGGTATGAGCTCATCCACTTCGGCGCTCATCGGATGTGGTGTCTTCAATGTCTTGTCGACTGGCTTGCCGCAGATGGCGCACACATCGTATGCGGCCAGCACTCTTTGCCTGAGCATGCGCCGCCGGTATCCGTTGCTGACCCGCTCGTTGCGTCGCTTGCTCATGGTTATTCCTTCGTATGAAGTCCTAGCATGGCCGACCACGTGTCGACTAGGGATCCCGTCATCTGTGGATATCCCCTCACGAGGTTATTCATGGAGCGCCTTCGGCGGGAGTCGAACCCGCGCATACACGCGGCCGCAAGGAAGAGGATCCGAAGATCTGCGACCGGTGTGATCTGCCACTGATTCCTACGAAGGCATGGACAGGCGGTTTGAGCATCACCGCATCACGTAAGCGCGGGATTGGCTTGCCTGCCACTGTTGGTGTATGCCCACTCTGACGTGAGTGGGCGGAGCGTGTCCGATATGCCGTTCGGACAGGACGGTGTTACGTAGCACAAGGAGTTAGGAGAATCCAAGGTGGATATGAAAAGGGTTCAAACCAAGTCGCCTCGGTTTGAACCCTCTAATCCACTGACAATTGTGCGTTGCACTTTCGATTTTGTCAAATCGAGTCGCGTCGCATGACCTGTCCATGCACGTCGGAAAGCCTGTACAACGGCTGCCCCTTCACGTTTTCATCAACCGGTTGGAGCCTGCCGCGCTTGCGCCATGAGCGAATCGTGTTCGCGTTGCACTGGAATCCGCATTCGCGCAGCAGTTCCGCACACTCCCCCGCCGTGAACGCCCTGCCCGATTCGATGCACTCCCGCAGGAAACCCAATCGCACATCGACCACGCGATAAGCGTTGCCGCACACCGGACAATCAACGCTCACCGCGCCGACCTCCGCACTCAGCTCCACTCCACACAGAGGATTCAGGCACCTGCCGATGCCGTGCCTGGATGGTGGCACGTCGATGATGGCCAGCGTCTTGCGCACCAACCGCTCCCAGTCATGCCAGATCAAACCGATGTCCGGCAGTCGGTTCAACCGCTGGCATGACCAGCATGCCTTGAGCATGTCGACGATGGACGGGACCGCGATGCTTGTGGCCCATGGCATGGCCGGCGGCGCATACAATCGACACCACAACGCCGTCACCGCATCCTCGATCTCCTGCAGATGGTCAACGACCGAGAGTCTGATCGGCGTGGGCGCGGACTGCAGGTTGACACGTCCAGGCTGGTGGCCTCCGTAATGCGCCGTCGAATCCAGGAACTCGCGCAGGGCTTGGATCCATGACGGATAGTCGTGGACCCATCCCCTCAAAGCGGTCTCGCACTTGTCGCACATCGTGGCCTGGATACGGCACTCCCCGCCGCACACTCGGCACATGCCGGCGAGCGCTGGCTTGTTTTGTTTGGTTTGTGCTGGTTGTGTCTGGTTTGGTGTTGGTTGGGATTCGTTGTTTTGTTCGTTCATTTGTTCGATTCCCTCCGGCGTGGTAGTCTTCTGGTGGTGTCAGGAGCCCGGCCGGAAGGTCGGGTTTCTTGTTATTCGTGGTGTTGTTGGATGATCGCTTTGATTTCCTCTTTGGGGATTTGAGGAACCAGTGGCGAGATCTCATCGAGGACTTTCTTCACTTTCATTTCCTGCCTGCTTTCTTCTCGTGATGTTCCAGGATGGCGAGCGCCGTGTAGACGGAGAGGAATGCTGAAATCATGAGTATCTGCCTGATGGTCTTGAGGATCCATTTCATGATTCCGTCACCGCCTTGCGTGCGATTTCGAGCATTTCCAGAGCGTCCCTGAGATAATTAGCTCGCATCTCCAGCGCGGCCAGAGTCCAGAAACAGTCCTCACTGGGCATGTCGTTTTCCCAGGCTGGTTCCATGTCCCACCACATCAGTTTTTTCGCCACGGCTTCGACCTCGGCATAAGCCGGTGGTGCGTTGCGGCCGCGCAGGTACGCTTCCTGCAAATCGTCCGTGTCGCAGTAAAACTGTTCCTTGACATGTGTTTCATTCCAGTAGCGGGTGGGATACGCCTTCTCAGCCTCATCCTCTGCGATACTCATTTCTTCCTCCTGAAGTACTTGTATTCATCGCGATGGAACAGGAACAGGTGAAGTCTCCACACCTTGACCGCCAACAGGCCCTTGAGTGTGATCGCATACCCGCCGTGAACACGCTTCATGAGCTTCCTACCAGCCAATGATTCAAGCGTTCGGGAAAGCTCTTGGTTCCCTTGCTGGTTCCAGATGTAGTTCATCCCCTCAGCGATATACAGGCAACACATGTTCTTGTCATATTGGCTAATCATCATTAACCTCCCTCTCAAGGATGTAGACGTTCGTCGCAGTAACGGCGTTATTACGCAATCCCGTTGGTGGCATGGTATCCACCCGCAGAATCTTCCAACCCTCGTTCAGCAACTCTTCAAACACATCCATGTTCATCAAGTTGCGCGAACCACCGTAATCGCTCCAAAAAAGTGGGCAAACCTTGTACCGCTTACTCATTTCGCGTCCTTGCTTTGGTCGGGCTTCTTGTCGAATTTCGGGGAGAATATCGAGTCGGCATTGCCTAGCATCTCCCGGCAATGCTTGTATGCCTCGTCGTAGGCTTCGAGACGGCCAAGAGCCACGTCATCAATCCATGGCGTGTACCGCTTGTACACCAGCTCCTCACGAGCCTCACGACCCTTCTCGCTAAGCCAGTGGGCGAACTCGCACAGGGCTTCGCTCTCTTTTGACATCATTCCTCGCTTTGATTCGGCACCTCGGAAGGCATGTGGCCGCTATAGCCGAGCATGTTTTGACAGTGTTTGATGACAGTCATGTACGCGCCAGCCGCACCCATATACTTCAGAGAGTCCAATCCCGAAGCGTTCGCTTCATTCATCATCTTCTGACCCATGCCGGTGCACCAGTCGATGATTTCGTTCAGCGTCTTATCTTTCTCAGTCACGTTGGTTGCCATGTCAATCCTTCTTTCTGGTTGATTTGATAGTGAAGGCAATCTGGCCGCTCTCCGCGTCGAACACCTTCACCAACACCCCGCCGAATTCCAAAGAGATCCGTTTGGCACGTTCGGCAGCATCATCGATGTCCCTGAACGTTTGCGGTACTCCATTCAAAATGATCTGATAGCTCATTGTTCCGGTTCCTTGTCGGCTCCGCTCACATGGCTCCAGTCGCATGACAGGCCGCCATTCCGGTAGCCCGAGTAGACGACGCAGTCCACTTTCCTCGTGTCGGACAGTGTGACGATGCATTCCTTGATGTCGTCGCCGGACTCTTCGGAGCATGTGGTACCGGTGGCGGCGATGGCGTGGGCCGGGGTCGACGTCTTGGACGCATTGCCGCATCCCGCGAGCGCGGCGCAGAGCACGAGGGTTATGGCGGTGAGGGCGGCGCAGATGGTGTTTCTCATTGGTTTCATTCCTTTCCGTAGATGGCGAGGCTTCGTATGCCGTCGCTCATGCTGTTGGAACATGTGTTCGGATCGTGGTCGATGATGTCGTTTCCGATGCCTTGGAAGCGGAGGGTGGCGGTGCCGTCCGGCCGGCGGATGAGTTCGAGCCGGCCGTCGATGACGACGTCGTCGTCGGTGCGGGC